GGGAGAAAGCGACGAGCCTTAGTCCAGGCTGCAGCAGGCTATGGTGGAGCTAAAATTGGTGCTGTAGGTGCAACGACCATTTTGGGGTTGTCTCCCATAGGAACACTAGTGGTTACGGGTGCGGGTGCGGTAGCGGGAGTTGGTATTGCTAGGGACCAGCAGCGGAAGCGAGCGAAAACTTCCCGGAGGAAAAGATCATAGGAGGCTTTAATGGCAGTTTCGCGGATGCCGATACAATTACAAAGAAGCTACCTAACCGGAAAGGTGGCGACGCGGATTCGATGGAACACTGGGGGAGACTGGACTCGGTGCTATAAACAAGGGATTAAGCATGGCATGACACCACGTCAGGCGAAGGGCGCCTGTAACCGGCTGCACAAGATTGCTACCGGGGTGTATCCGGGCGACAAGCGCAACGTCGGTGGTAACGGTAGATCGAGGAGGAGGCGGCGTCGATGAGTCATGACACAGGTCAACATTGTCATTGCGTTACTATCCACCGCCCGAAGGTGATGGAGCTGGACAAACACCACATTTGGCCTATGGGTTTCGATGGGCCGGACGTTCCAGAGAACTTGATCTGGCTCTGTCCCACAACGCATCGCAATGTCCATGAGTATCTGCGGTGGCTATTGAAATATGATGGCGAAGTGGACAGGGGGCTGGCCAGTGACTATTCTCGGTTTACCCGGAAGGTAGCCGAGCAGGGTTATCGTCGGATCAAAGCAAAGGCTTTGGTGCCATAATGCGAGTACGAGTGCGGAGATGGAATCCAAGGCTGCACCCTCGTGGCCGCAATGGCAAGTTCATCAATAAGATCGGGACTAGCTACGGCTCCAATCCGATCCCGAAACAGAATCGTAACATTGGCCCGAGTAGTTCTCGTCGTGACAAGTTGCGGGCGGCTAGTCGGCCGTATGGCAGAATAGCCGGGCAGTACGTCGGTGGCAAGGCCAGTAAGGCTATTTTGGGAAATATTCTCAAAACTGCCGCTGGACCGGTCGCTGGTCCGCAACGTGTACTTGATGCAGTTGGCACTACCTCTACCCTATATGGAGCTAGCAGTGAGGCTCGCCGGTTGTACCTCGATCCGGCGGCACGACGTCGGCTGAGCGCGAAGCGATATGCCAAATTCCGCGCAGGACAAGACAAAGTGGACAAGGCTAATCAACGTCTCGGGAAGGGCTTGGCATTAATTGGGATTGCCCAGGTTATCGGGGATGTTGCAGGGCCTACTGTGACTTCCAAGATTTCTTCTCGGGCGGCTGCCAATCGGGCATCGGCGGCATCAACCTCTCGTGGTCTCCGAGCCGGACTGCGCCCGACAAAGGCTCGGCGTGGTGTGCACAACATCTCTTCGATCAAGGGCAAGAGGGTGCAGTAGTCATGGGCCGTTGGAATCCCCTGGACCATCCCCGCGACAGGAACGGGAAGTTCCGGGACAAGCTAGGAGGGAAGGTCACTGGACGGATTTCGCCTCGATCCGCAACAATTCAGTACGGCATCCGACGGAAGGTTACCCGTAACCATTCGGTGTACGTTGGGGCGTTGGCGCGTCTTGAACGGGACAACCCGTATAAGATCGAGGGCTATCTGAACTCGTTGACCAATGCTGCGTTAGTAAAATTGGCGAAGAGCATTCCGCACGGCCGGACCTCTCGCCTCGCTGAGGATCTCGTGAAACGTCGCACTGCCGAACAGGGCGGCGTTACAGTGGGGGTGCAGGGTCGAGGTCGGCGGGCGGGTTCGGTTAAGGCGAGTACGTTGCTGGGCAAGGCTCGAAATGTTACAAGTGGGGATGCAGTAAAGGATGCGGTACGGAAGGGGACTAAGCGAGCAGTCCGCTCTTCAGTCCGCTCCCCTAACCGAAAGCCCAGGACACGGAGCGGGAACATGACAGGGAAGCGAGTGAAACGATGAAGAAGACTGATGCACAGAAAAAGGCAGACACTGCGTTAGAGGAAGCTGTCCTGGAATGCGTCAAGCAGTACCGCATGCTTGGTGGAACTATGATGACAGATTTTGTTGTCATTGTAGAGGGTTTGAGTTATGACGAAGATGGTGACCCTGACGAGACTTTCGTCGGCATGGCATTCCGAAGCGGTATGGCCCGAAAGTCAGTGGCGTTAGGGCTGATCAAGATGGGGGAGGACTTGCTCCTGACAGGAGAGCCGGTGGAATAGTCAACAAACCTACCAACCTACTTTAGGAGTAATAGCAATGGGAAAGCCTAACAAGGGAACCAAGAAGGACCGACGACTCAAGGAGAACAAGAAGAAGAGCAAATCCAAGAAACCATTTGCCAAGACTAAGAGTGCGGATGGAAGGTTTCCAATCTGATGTTGAATTTCAGGTTAGTCCGAGATGAGGACGTCACTGGTGTTAGTGGCACCGGTATCGTTGCGGAAGGAACACTGTTCAGCAATGGGGCGGTGGTAGTCGCATGGCTGGGTGAGGACCCATCTGTGGTGCACTGGCCGAAGGGAATAGGGTCAGTGATAAAGATCAATGGGCATGGGGGCAAGACTAGGATTGTTTGGGAAGACAGAATTGTCGGGGAAAAGGCGGGATCAGAATCATGACGCAGGTTCCGAGTGTGGGCCGGATTGTCCACTACGTCAGCCATGGCACCCCGGTACGCGAGGACGGCACCCAGGTTTACACTCGTCAGTGCCGGGCGGCTGACATCACCGAGGTTGACCGAGCGCCCGGCTGGCGGGTTGGCCTGATGGTCAAGAATCCGACCGGGCTGCTCTGGATCCCCCTCGCCTATGACGGGTCGGAGTATGATTCCGGCGAGGGGCGTGCTGCATATCAGGTTGACTGGTCGTGCGACGGCTTGCACCACCATGGTGGCACCTGGCACTGGCCGGCGAGGGCCGAGTGATGGTAGAATGAGGTATAAAGGGCGCTCTTTACAGCGTTGGTCGGGATTTCGGAGGTCTCGTCTTGGGGTTAGCTACCTAGATTATGTACGACGCGGGCATCACCCGGTATTGATTTGGAGGCGTGGGCCAAGATGCAACACCTCACCGATCAACCGCAGTTCATGAGTCATCCTCCAATGCCACCGATCGTAGTGGAGCGATTGGTGAAAGTGGCGCAGGCTGATCGACCGGATGAAATCTGCGGATTCATCATGAGGGGATGGGAGATTTATCCGATTACCAATGTTGCTGATAATACCAGTGACGATTTCAATATGGACGGCAAGGAGTTGATCAGGGCTTGGACGGAATGTGAGGATGACATAATTGGGATCTACCACTCTCATCCTTGCGGAACTGAGAGCCCTTCGGATACTGATGCCACATATGCTCCCAAAGATATTCGGTATTGGATTGTGGCAGGAACCAACGTCATCGAATGGGACATGAGCGGTGCCGAGCCCATCCGAATCTAGTGTGAGTGCCCGGAATCGAGAGCCGAAGTCATGGTTAACTCGATACATCGGAGTGCAGCAACAGTACGATCGGGAAATTGAGAGGATACTTCGGGAGGCCGAGGCGGACGTTGACACAAAAATTCGTTCGATCATGGGCAAGCCTGGTATTGGGGCGAAGGTTCGTCGGACTCAGCTGGTAGGAACGCGAGGCGCATTGCACAAGACGATTGCTAATCTGTGGCGGGCGATGGGCGAGTTGATACGGGCTGGACGTCGGGATGCCGCCGCTGCCGCTATTGCACAGAGTCTGGATTGGGATGACGTTCTGCTACGAAGAGCGTTACCGTCCAAGGATCGCGCCGAGCTGCGTGCCTCATTGTTAGCTACCTCGGACCGGAATATAGAGTCTGTGGTAGCTCGGATTACCCGATCGAAGTTGAATCTTTCGGAGCAGGTCTACCGGACGCGGGCGTTGTCGCTGGGATGGGTAGATCGGGCGGTGAACTCCGGGCTGGCTCGTGGGGACAGTGCCGACGATATAGCCAAAACAGTTCGAGGATTCATCAACCCTGACACTCCGGGTGGAGTCAGTTACGCAGCCAAGCGTTTGGTTCGGACTGAGATCAACAATGCGTATCATGCCGTAACCATTGAACATGCCTCAGACAAACCTTGGATCACGGGCATGGTCTGGAGATTATCAAAGTCGCATCCACGTCCAGACATTTGCGATCGGTTAGCGGCGGCGAGCCCCTACCCGGCGGGGGAGGTGCCGCCAAAGGGGCATCCGCAGTGTCTGTGCACTGTGTACCCAGACACTGTAACAGTCGATGAGTTTGATCGACAGTATCGACTGGGGGCATATGATGGGTGGCTCAGCGAGCAGACCGGCGCACCAGCTATACTTAGCGCCTAGGGCCTAGATAGGCCCGTCAATCAACATTACCCAGGAGGGTACCGAAAATGACACGTGGTATCCGGCGAACCTGGCTGGGCCAGATCGCCAAAATCGACCCCATTGCCATCTTGGACAATGGTTTTCTTGTCTACCCAATCCAAGGGGCTGAGCCCAAGGAGGGTGAAGACGGGGATGGGGAAGATGAAGACGAAGATGACGACGGGAATGGATCCAAAGGCGGAGCCGATGGTGATGATGACTCGGATGATGACGAAGACGAAGACAAAGGCGAGTTAGACCCGAAGGACAAGCGAATTCGTGAATTGTCTCGGGAGAATGCTAAGCGGCGCAAGCGGCTGCGGGAGGCCGAAACCGCCAAGGCGGCGGCTGAAGCTGAGCTCAAGAAGCATGAGGACAAGAACAAGTCAGACCTGGAGAAGGCTACCGCTGATCTGGAGGCCGCGAATGCGAAGATCGCACAGTTGGCAGAGTCCAACAAGAAGAGTACGATTGAGCGAGCTTTCTTACGGCATAACAAGCACAAGTGGCACGACCCAGAAACTGCCCTCAAGTTGGTTGATATGTCCGACGTCACAGTTGACGACGAAAGCAATGTTGAGGGCATGAAGGAGGCAGTGGATGCGCTAGCCAAGGAACATCCGTACCTCTTGAAGAGGGACGAGGATGAAGAAGAAGGCGAAGGCAAACCTAGTGGGGCTGCCTTCGGGAAAAACAAGAAGGATGGCAAGAACAAGCAAGCCGACCGGGAAGCGTTGTTGGAGAAGTATCCAACTCTTACCAGAATGTGAGTAGGCAATGGCAAGGTATGACAAGGTAGATCCAATTTCAGGGAGTTTTCGAGCCCGTCTGGCAGCTGATTTTCCTGCCAATCAGACTGACGTGGTGCTTGGTGTTGGTCTGAATGCCGCTGGCCTGGTTATCATTGGTGGAGCCAATCAGCTTGGTGTTCTTGTGCTCACTTCGTCCAAGCCCGTTGACGGAACTCGCGGCCCAGCGCGTGCAGCGGGAGATGTCGTTGACATTATGACTGATGGGGAGATCACGGAGTTCGAACGAGTCAATGGCGGGGTCATGATTGTTCGTACCGCTGGCACGGTGTATTACACCAATGCTGCTGGCGCGCTCGTCGCTGTGGCTCCGGCAGCTGGTATCAATGGAGATAGGGTCGGCTCCACAGTGGAAGCGGCTCGCCTCGTGGTTCGTTTCGGAAGGGTGCAGGGGTAAACGTGAAGACTATGACGCCCAATCCCCTTTTCAAGATGGGGCTGATCGAGGCTCCGATTTCGATCCAGGGTCGGGATGGCAAGACGCTCGTTGATTTGCGCGAGCTGGGATTGTTCTCTGCGATCCTTGGTTCGCGGCGCAGCGGCTACCACACCGAGGCCGACCTGGTCTCCGTCACTTCAGATGGCGTTGATCTCAATGCCATGTGGGCGGAGTTTCAGGCTACCCTGGCGATCTTCAACGAGAGGCGGGCGCGGCTGGTCGGTATTCTGACCTACCCGGTGACTCAGCTGATCGAACGAGTGCCCCAGGTTGGGGATACTGAATTCGAGTTGGCTTCGGAGTTTGGTGTTCCGCAGTCGGCACGAGTCACGCTCGACTACTTCGAGATGGCTTACGATTTCACTGATTACGACCTGGCAACCCGCTACACCTGGAAGTATCTTCGGGATGCGGATGCACGGCAGGTTGGTGCGGTTCATGAGGCCATTCTCGGAGCTGATAGCAGGCTCATCTTCCGCAAGGTCATGGAGGCACTGTTCGACAACAGGAACCGGATTGCCGATATCCGGGGCCAGAACTATTCCGTCTACGCGCTGTACAACGCTGACGGAACGATTCCCCCGACCTACAAGTCCAATGTGTTCGCCGGGACGCACACGCACTACCTCACTTCGGCTTCGGCGCTGGCAGACAGCGGCGACCTGGAAGAGATGATCGAGCACGTTGCCCATCACGGGTACGGCTCCGACCGAGGTACTACGTTTGTGTTCATGATGGGTCGTGCGGTTGCCAAGGAAGTCCGAAAGTTCCGGGCCGGTGCTATCAATAACAACGGCGTGACCGCGAACTATGATTTCATTCCGGCGGCCACCGAGCCAACGCTGATCGTTCCGAATAGCGATGGTCTTCTGGGCTCACGCCCTCCGGCCACCTGGAATGGGCTGCGGGTGTTCGGCAGCTACGGAAATGCCCTTCTGATCGAGGAAGACTACATCCCGCTGGACTATCTGCTCTGCCTCGGTAGCGGTGGCGAGGGTGACCTGCAAAACCCGGTCGGTCTGCGCGAGCACGCCAACGTAGATTACCGAGGGTTGCGGCTGCTTCCCGGCAATCAGCAGCGCTATCCGCTCGTGGACAGTTACTACTCGCGAGGTTTCGGCTCTGGCATTCGGCAGCGAGCGGGAGCTGTCATCATGCAGTTCAACAATGCGGGGGCGTACGCACCTCCCGTCGGATACACTCGTGGAGGTGGTCTGGTATGAGTCGTGAGATTGATCTTTACGAACCACTCTCGAAGACGGACAAGCAGTATCTCATCGACCGTGGTATGGAGAATCAGGTTCATGAGAATGAACTGCGGTTCTCCCGTTCTGATCACGTGACTGGTGTTGCTGTTGACACCGACACCGACACCGACACCGACGACAGTGCTGCCGACGACAGCGACATTGACGCTTCGGATGAGGAGTGGGTGAATTCACTCACGGTGGAGGAGCTGCGCGACGAACTCAAGGAGCGCAAGCTATCCACTGTCGGCCTCAAGCCAGAGTTGCAGGAGAGGCTGCTTCTGGCACTGTAGGGCCGGGGGTATTGAGCTGAGACGGACTCGGTTTCTCGCGCCTGGGCCGAGTCCGTCTCACCCCCTTTTACGCAAGGAGTGGCCGTGGCAGAGATTGAGCAGATTGTACAAGTTCAAAAGCTACTTGGGCCGGATGCCGAGCCGGGTGGCTGGACCGAAGTTGAGATCAATGCTGCGCTAGATGACGGTCGTAGTGCCAATTACATTGCTGCTCGATGGTGGGCGCAGCGGGCAGCAGAAACGGCGCACCTGATCGACATATCGGAGTCTGGTACTTCTCGCCCATTATCTGTGATTCATCGAAATGCTAAGGAAATGGCGGCGACCTACCGCACTCTTACCGCTGAAGAGGAAGTGACTCCCGAAGTTCCGGCTTCGACTGTGCGGCGTGGTCGTCGTTCCGTTCAGATCAAAAGGGTTTGACCATGATATCTGACGATATTACAATGCAGACTCTACGGGCTTCTACCAATTGGTTTATTGCTACCGATTCTGTCACTATTGTATTAACTCCCAGAGTTAAGGTTTCTAAACCAGGTGGAGCTGTAGATTGGGCCAATGGAACTCCTCGGGCTCCGCAGAAATTCATGTTGGTTGCCGAACCAGCTTTCAGTGGTGTTGTGGAAAGTGGGGATGGCAGGCAACGGCAGTACAATTATGTCCTTATTGGGGAATGGGATGCGGTAATCGAGTCGGGTGATTGGTGGGTAGATTCTTTCGGGCAACACTGGGAAGTTGTGGGGATGATTCCTTACAACGGATATGAGACCAAGGCCGGGGTTCATTCGATTGGGAAGCATCCGGTGGATTGATGAAGTTCACATGGGATAGTGGCAAGGTGAACCGTAGGCTGAAACAACTTCCGCCGGAAGTAGACCGAGCTGTCAGGGTTATTGCTGGGTTTCAGGCGACTAGGGCTGAAGCTCACATGAAAACCACAGCGCCTTGGACTGATAGAACTGGAGCGGCTCGGTCTGGCCTCTTTACCCTTACCCGGTTTACTCCGCAGCAATACTTGATCATCCTGGCGCACTCCATGCACTATGGCATTTGGCTTGAGGTCGCCAACTCAGGAGACTACCAAGTCATCCTGCCCAGCGTGCGCAAGATTGGGCAGGACATGATGCGGCAACTCGACGGATTGTTTGGCAGGTTGCCGTGAGCCGGGTAATTGTTTTCAACAGATTGGCCGCCGATCCTGAGCTACAAGATATGGGGATCAATGGGGATAGGATTTTCCCGACTCATTCCATTGACGGTACGCCGGCCAATGGTCTGTTTCTCATTCTCCGTTGGGAAGAGCAAAGCATCCGACTGCGCAGCGAGGATGATGCTCTTGGCCCCGTCATCCTAACAGTTTGGGCTCATCGTAAGCGATCAGAGTCATCAGATTTCAATGAACTCAAGAATGTACTGGAAAGAGTCAAGACAATACTCTTGCCGCTCCATGATGTTAGGGAAGGCGCCGAACGATTGACTGGCGTCCGGTACTCTGGGGCGAGTGGGGATCTGGTGGATGGAGGGTATAACACAATAACGCTCAACATGGCGTTCGAGGTACTATAGAGGCACTGCGACTACTACGAAAGGTATTGAAATGGCAAAGGAGCACCCGGTGACACGAGAAGTCGAGCCGCCGCAGAATCAAGGTCCCCAGGTTGTCGAAGAGACGCGGGGGCAGACTTTCGCGGATGCGATGGGGGTCTCCCCGCGTAAGGTGGATGCGATCTCTGAAGATTCCGATCCGGGTATTTACTACATCGGCCGTGCCACGGTACGAACCATTTCCGCTGGTGAATGGAAGGGGGCAGGGAACGATGAGCAGGGTCCATTGCGTTGGGATGAGACCAATGGATATGTCCTGCCGCTCGACTCCGTGAATCCGGAAGCCATGGAGGTCATCAAGAAGGATGGCGGATTCCAGGTAGTCGAAACCAAGTGACATGGAGCTTCGTTGCCCGAGTAAGAAACACGGCACCTGTGATGGAGGTTTTGTAGAGGTGAAGTGTAACTCTCGGTATTGCGGAGCGACCAATGGAGTGGTAGTGCTTCACAAGTTCAATAGTTTTACTGGCAACCTGATAGAAACTAAGCGCTACAAGAATCCAAGGAGGTAGAAATGGCAGGTCTGACTACCCCGCTTCCGTATGGAATGCGGGATATGAAACTGACCAGGTACACCGATGCGGCAGGCTCCGTCCTGGGAGCCACCAGTACTGACCTTCCCAACATGCAGACCCTCAGTTTTTCGGAGGCTGAAGAGTTTTCTGAGCTTCGGGGCGACGACGCGCTGAAGGCTACCCACGGGAAGGGTGCGCAGGTCGAATGGGAGCTGGAAGCTGGCGGTATGGACCTGGACGGATGGTCCATTCTGACTGGCGGCACTATCATCGAGTCTGGTCTCACGCCAAGCAAGAAGGTGATTATGCGGAAGCGGGGCAGCGATCAGCGACCTTACTTCCGAAGCGAGGGGCAGGCCATCTCGGACAGTGGCGGGGACGTGCACGCTTTCCTCTATCGTTGCAAGGTGAATGAGAATGTGGAGGGTGAGTTTGAGGATGGAGAGTTCTTCGTGACCTCTGCCAGTGGCGTTGCATTGCCACTGAGTGGAACGTTCGATCTGCTCTACGATTTTGTCCACAATGAGACCGCAGTCCCGATTACTCTCGTCCCGACTGCCAACCCCACCGCAAGCTGAGCATTACCCACGCATTACCCAATTTTAGGAGGCCCAGGAGCCCATGGCAAACAACGATACATACACTCCTACTACGTGGGGTGCCGACCCCACATTTGAAGTTACCTGCCCAAGCGGGCAGAAGTGTCTGGCTCGCAAGTTGCAGTTTACTGATTTAGTCGAGCTGGGCATGGTTGATCAGATGGACACACTTGGCCTTCTGGCCAGTGAGCATACTGATCCCAAGGCCAAGGTAAAGCAGGCGAAAGATCGCCAAGTAAGCAAAAAGGTTCTGGCCGAACGCGAGGTCGCGCGCGAGCAAGACACCATGCGTGGCATTATGAAGGACCCAAAGAAGTTTGGTGACCTTATCTTGATGATGGACAAGGTTGTTGCGGAAGTTGTAGTGGCTCCTGCTCTCACTCGTCCGGTTCGGACTGACAAGGAGACGGGGGAAGAGGTGGACCTTACCTGGGAGGAAAGAATGCCAGATAAGGTTTACACTGACACAATTGATCTTGGCGACAAGATGCATCTCTTTGAGGTTTGTTTCTCGGGAGTATCCAGGATTGCCAATTTTCGTGAAGAGCCCGCGAAGGATGTGGGAGATTTGGAGGATGAGTCAGGCGATGCAGACTCGTCCGAGCGAGTTGGTCGGCCTGCTTGATCCTCTTGTCAAGTTTTACTTTGACAGGGCTGTTTGGTCCTTTGGAAGTTCAGTTGACTCAGAAATGGAACAAGCTTCAGAGAAGGCCAAGACCACCAAATCGGCCACGGCTAAGCGCATGATGGTTTTGAACAAGTACATAACTGGAGATACAAGGGGTAGGTTTAAGGACCCTGCAATGGGATAGTGATCCACCTACAGGCGCGCAACACGTAGGTTGGAGGTGAGTTCGTATGGCTGATTATGATCTCGGGACAGCGCACGGCAAGATCAAAATTGATTATGACGGCAAGGGTGCAAAGAAGGCTCGGGATGATTTTGACGCTACTGGTAATAAAGCGGAATCCATGGGGTCCCGTTTTTTACGATTTGGTCGTCAATTCCGGGGATTCACTTCAGACTTTAATAACAACGTTTCATCTATGGTGGTTAAGTTAGGGTTGTTAGCTGGAGCTAGCGCCATGATGGCGGGTATGTCCCGGAATGTATCCACCCTAGGCAGTTCGTTGTTGGCATTACGAGGCAGCATTACCATCGTATCCTCCCTGGCGATAGCTTTGGGCAAAATACCGGCTGCGATGGAAGACTTCCCAGAAATCATTAAACAAATTGTTCGTCTAAGTGCTGTCATTGATCTACTTGTGGGGTCGTTGACGCTACTTGGTTCGGTAGCTGGTAAGTTATTCACTTTTAGTGCGCTGAGCGGCATATTCAATGCAATTGGTCGGTCTATGTCTGGGGTGGCCAAGGGCGGGGCGCTATTGTTGTTTGGAGCAATCCAACAAATTGGGCGCGGGTTACTTCGGTTTGAAACAGTGCAACGTGGTGCCGCACGGGTAATGTTGCTTGCTACTGGAGTTATGACGCGATATGGGAATCGGATTGTCAACTTTGTGGCTCCGTCCCTTGGACTTTTGACGAAACATTCTTTGGCCCTAAAAGCTACGATGTTGGCCACTTTAGGCCCCTTTGGCTTAGTAGGGGTTCGATTACTTAAGATGGCGGAGGATGCTGGGGGAGCCGAAGTGGTTTTTCGGCGATTGGCCGAGACGATTCGTGGCTACTCAGGACCTATTCGTACTATCGCTCGGCTAGCCATTACAGTGGCTGCGCTTCGGTATGGTGTTCGTACTGCGTTTGCACTAGCTAAGGTATTGGGGTTAGTGTCGGCTGCTGCCGGTGCATTGCATGGCGCAGTTGTTCTTGTTGCTGGGCTAGTTAATGCTCTGTCACATCTGTCAGGTGTGGTGGGGTTGCTACCGGGAGGCATCTTCGCGCTCGTGGCGGCGGGCGCCACGTTAGCTATCGGCCTCAAGGGCATTGGTGATGGATTCAAGGCCATCGGGAAGTCCCCAGAAGAGTTTGAGGAGGCTATCAAGGACCTGGCACCCGCTGCCAAGGATTTCCTTCGCACGTTACGAGAATTTGCCCCGGAGTTTTCTAGGCTCCAAAAAGCAGTGCAACAAAGACTGTTCGCCGGTATGGCGGCGGAGGTACGCGGCCTAGCCAATATTTATCTCCCTGTCCTGAATGTTGGTCTGGGACAGATTGCAGACTCGCTCAACCGGGCCGCAAAGGAAATCACGGCGTTCCTGAAAGATCCCGGTACTATTCGAGATATGGCTGAGGGGTTTAGCCTAACTAGTCAAATTGTCGACAAATTAGCATTGGGTTTTCAACCCCTATTGCGCGCGCTGCGTGATGTTGGGGTTATTGGGATGCAAGCTCTCAACGACCTTACCGGGGGATTTGGCCCCCTCATGGAACGGTTCTCTGCTTTTGTTGCCCAGGCTAGGGCGGACGGGAGTTTGCGAGCTTGGATTGACCGTGGTATTGAAGCTGTACGCGATCTGTGGAATATCCTGACCAGTATCGCCAGTATCTTCGGAAGCATATTTAGTGCGTTTGAGACGCATGGTGGCAGTGCGTTACAGGCTATCCGCAGTCTGACCGAAGAACTTGCAGTATTCTTTAAGTCTATTGAGGGCCAGCAAGCCTTAAGTGCATTTGCACAAGTCGTCATTACCCTATCTCAAGTTTTTCGGGACGTGTTGCTCACTGCGTTGCGCGAGTTTGGCCCGGTAATTGCAGCCATCAGTCCGTTTGTAGTTGATTTAGCACAAGCATTTGGTTCTACTCTTATTACGGCTATTAAGATTGTGGCTCCATTGCTTAGAACAGTGGCTGAAGTGCTTGATTTCCTTTCACCGGTGATTGTACCGCTGCTAGGACTTTTGTTAGGTCTTGGATTCGCATTCAAGATTGTTGGCGGTATTCTTAGCGGTATTTGGGGAGTCCTGACCCTGGCTGCCACTGGTTTTACTGTGCTACGAACTGTTATTACCACAGTTATGTGGGCTTTCCGGGCTCTAACGGTTACTATGTTGGCCAATCCATTTGTGGCGATTGCGGCGGCGATACTGGCATTGGCTATCCTGATCTACTTGAATTGGGATAGGATCCAGGCATTCCTGATTGCGGCATGGAACTTCATTAAGAATTCAGCTGTGGCTATTTGGAATGGCCTTGTTGCATTCTTTACCACGCTGCCTGGTCGCATCATGTCAGTGCTGCAAGCCATCCCTGATTTTATTGGGAACATGGTGTCCAACATAATTAGTTTCTTCGACACTTTGCCGGAGCGGGTCGGTTACGCTATTGGTTACATGGTCGGTACTGTGATTCGGCATGTTACTGAGATGGTTACGGCTGTTATTGGATTCTTTACAGCGCTCCCGGGTCAGATTGATGCGTTTGTTAAGGCTCTTGTTACGAATGTGATTAATTTGTTTACGGATCTAAACAAGAGGACTGTTAGTTCCACGGCCGATTTGTTCTGGGGTGTGGTCAATTGGTTCCAGCAGTTGCCAGGCCGAGTGGTTAGTTTCGTCACTGACATGTTTTGGAGATCTGTCGGATTCTTTGAGCGGCTTCCGGGAACTTTGTCGGGGTATGCCGAGAATGCAATTGAAAACATTACGAACCACTTTAGGCAATTGCCGGGGCGTGTAGCAGGTTTTATCGGGGATATGGTGTCGGCGGGTGTTGACCTCGTTAAGGGGCTCATTCGAGGCATTCTCTCTATGGCTCGCGCAGTCTGGCAATCTGCTGTTGATCTCGTGAAGGGTGCAATTCGAGGTGCCAGGGATGCGATGAGCAGTGGGTCGCCTTCCCGGGTGTTCGCTGACATTGGCAGTAAGGAACTTGGCCAGGGTTTCATTAATGGTATTCTGTCTAAGCGCAATGAAGTTGTAGATGCGATGCGCAGTATCGTTGTGGCGATGCAAGACGCGATCGACAAGATGCCTGATCCTGAGATTGACATCAGTGCTACGCTAGACAAGGCTCGCGCCATTTTGGCGAAGATCCGGAGTGAGGCTGGGAAGCTAACTCCAGGCCCGGCGGTAGCTACAGCGGCGACGGCGGTGGACCGGAAGTCTCGGAATGCCGGTAAGCCGGGCTACGTCCAAGCCGAGGATGGATCTTGGGTGCACCGAGACAGCTTCTACCATGGCGCAGCTCCGCCACCTGCTAGCGGTAGGGGTGATGATACTCGGGCACAGGCAAGGGCGGCGGCCGAACGAGCCATCACCGTGACATTTGGAGACATTATCAACCCGGTACCGGAGCCGGCCAGCGACACTGCGGCTCGGAAGCTACGGACCTTGGCCATGATGGGTAGGTTCTGATGCTTACTACCGCAGAGCTGTTACGGGTGAATAGCGTTCCGCTGAACACTTTGGCTTACAACATAGAAACCTGGACTGGTCGAGGTCGAGTACCTGGGCGACGTGGCTCCAATATTGCTGTGCATGCCAGGCATGGTTTCATTCGTACCAAACGGAAGAAGTTCAATGGTGCTGAAGTTGTTCTGGCTATGTGGGTGCTTGGGGCGGATGAGGATGGACTTGTCCCTGCCGACCCAGGTAGGCATGCCCTGCTGAAAGCCAACTCGGACAAGTTGGTGCGGCTGTTCGGTGCTGACACACAAGAATGGGTACAGGTACAACCGGATGGTTCAGAGCGTAGGATTTTTGGCGAGGTTACTGAACCTATTGATTTTATTGCCGAGCCCGGCGAGCTAGCGCGGTTTCCGGTTGCTATGGGTAGCTGGATGGCATTTTGGGAAGATGCAATACCTATTACAGCCAGTTTCAATGGCGAGGGCAACTGGCCAGTTGCTGAGTTCGCCGCAGCTACCGCACCTTGTGACGAATTGACTGTTACTTTCAATGGGCCATGTACTAACCCCAAGATCCAAAGCGAAGATGTCTGGGTGCAGTACAATGCGATCATTCCTGCCGGTCAGGGAGTTGTGCTTGACTGCGCCACCTGGTCTTTGACGGGCACTGGCGGGCTAGTCCCTAGCCAGGCTGCGGTCAGCCACGGGGGAGATGGTCGATGGTTTGTGTTGAAGGCTGGTACGCCTTCAATTGTAGCGGTTAGTGACACCAGTCCGAATCCAGTTAACGTGACTCTGGCTGGGCGACGCAAGTACCTAAAGGCATAGGAGCGCTAAATGTCTTTTGCAGGAGAAATTGAAGATGTCGAATTCTTTGCGCTGAATTCAGATTTCACGATTCGTTGCCCATTGCCGGACGTGGAGACTTGGGCTATTAGTCCCATTGCTAATGAAGCTGGCGCACTGGCCCTTACCTATCCCGTCGATGGCGTTAATTTTCTTGTGCTGCAAGAGAATGTGGCGCAGGATCGTGATCTGAACATTGCAGTTGGAATCAATGGAGTGTTACAGCCCGACCACCAATCCATTCTCCTGGAAGTTGATGGGGATGATGTTGATACTGAGGCTGTTTGGTCTTTCAGCGGAGTCTCGACTGAGTGGTGGTTGGAGGAAGCTGTAGTCGAGCCAAAGGGCGGGCAACCAGCGCAGGGGGAAGATGTTGGTGACCAGGATGCGCATTTCTACTCGCTAACAGCTGGCGCCATTATACGGACCTTGTTGTCTGAGGCTAATACTCGTGGGGCTTTGAGCCATATTAACTGGACTGGTTTTACAAATGATGTAGACTCCAATGGTGTAACTTGGAGTCGCATTATTACCTTGAAGATTGCTCCCGGCATGACATTGCTCAAAGTGCTCCAGGCACTCGTTGAGTATGGCATGTGCGAGTTCGAGATGTCCGGCACTGTCCTTAAAATGTACAATGAGGAATCCAGGGCGGTAGACCGAACGTTATCAAATCCTCCTGTTGTTTTCAGGCAAGGCAGAGACCTAACTGATTCTCCCCGTAAGCATTCAGTTCGAGATACCGCTACTGCGATATTGGCGGCAGGTGGTAGTGGGCAGTATTACACAGCGACGGATGCGACCGCGCTGGCTCGGCGGGGTCGGCGGATCGAAAGTTATGCTTCTCAGGGTAACATTCATGACCTTGGGGTTCTGACGGCTTATGCACAGAATGCCTTGGAGGGTCTTGTCAATGGTACTATGGAGAAGACGCACGGCCTCTCCCTCGTAGGAGGACCACAGCCTATCCGAGATTTCAAGGATGGGGACTGGGCTTGGAGCGATATGGGGGCTGGCCTGGAACGGCTTCGAATTAAGTCATTCTCAATGAGCGGTGACGCGGACGGCAAACTTGTCGGGACTGTTTCGCTCAACGATTTGATTGCTGAGCGTGAGGCTGCGCTCGTTCGGCGCATTCGAGGGATCGAAGGCGGCAGCACGGTTACCGGCACGAGCCAAGCTCGAATCCGGCCGGAAGATGTAGTGGATAAAACCACCCCTGCTGTACCGGCCGGGCTGAATGTTAGTTCATTAGCTTATGACGCCAATGGAACAATTGAAGCTGCGGCGGCTGCAAATTGGGCTCCGGTTGTACTAAACTCAGATGGTACTTCCATCGATGACTTAGACTACTATGTATTGCAGTGGAGATACATCAAACCAGCGTTGGCCAACTTTAACTCTTTAGGCCAGTCAATTTGGAAGCTAGCCGGTATTCCGCGTGCCCCCGAATTTTCTTGGTCACCGTTGGTTCCAGGAGAATCGATAGAAGTTCGGGTAGGGGCTCGGGATAAGTCTGGAAACTACGCGCCGTTTTCGCCAATAGTTATCCATACTCTCGCCGTAGACAATATTGCACCGCCAGTCCCTTCCATCCCAATCGTATCCCAGTTGTTCGGCTCAACTCGGGTAGAGTGGAACGGCCTTGGGTCGGATGGGCAGGTGATGCCCATTGATTTCCGCGAGTTACGGGTTTATGCGAGCGCTGTCAATAATTTCACTCCGTCAGCTGCCAACTTCTATACTGAGATGAGCGGTGCGGGGGTTACTGCCTATAGCAAGGGTGCCTATGACGAGACCATCTACTTCAAGTTCATTGCGGTAGATTGGTCTGGCAATGCGTCTTCGCCGTCAGGGCAGGCTAGCGGCACGGCTCGCAAGGCTGTCACGGTTGACCTAGGGCCAGAAGCCGTCGAGCGAGCCAATATCAAGGTCGCAGCAATTGGTAACGCCCAGATTGAAGATCTGGCGGTTAACAGTGCTAAAATTGCTGATCTTTCAGCCGGCAAGATTACTTCCGGCACGGTCAACTCTGATGTAATTATTGGTGGCAACTTCGCTACCGCACTAACAGGAGGTAGGGTCGGATTCAACTCGTCATCGTTTTATGCCTATAGCTCGACAGGTGTACAGACAGTACGTATTACCAACACTGGTGCGGCGATGTTGCTGGGGGAGATCAAGACTGCCGAGACTGGGAACAGGTTTGTATTTAACCCAGGCGGGACTGCCCCTGCAGAATTGCGGGTTTATCCAAACTCTGGGGCTAGCAACTACACTAAGATGACTGCTGGTACTGTCACTGACGGGCTCGGCGGATCACATAGTATCTTGAAGATTGTCGGTAGCCGGTATGCCAATGACATTGGCGAGCCTTATCTGGAGATGTTTGGTACGCGGGGCACTCTCGGCTGGGGTGATACTGCTCTGACTGCCCCGAACCATCTGGCTCGTATCGCCGTGGACAGATATGGTCCGACCCTCTCCGGGTCGGTTATCAAGTTTAACTGTGAAGATCGCAATGTGACTTCTCCGGATGGATATGCTGAGTTTAACATCCCCGGAGGTAGCATTGAGTTGATGAATACTCTTGTCCCCGGAGAGAACAATCAGCTAATTCGCGGCACCAACCGCGGTGTGCTTCTCCATGGTTTCGGGATCTCGTCGCGGAACCGCTCGGATACCTCCGATCAGCCGATGTATGCCTCTGCTTTCTACACTACTTCCGCGATAGAACATAAGACTGACCTGATGGAAGTTAATCCAGAGGTATTTTCCAAATTTGACGATTCCAAGGTTATGGCCTGGCGATACAAGGATGATATTACAGAGTCCGGCGATGATGCTGACTGGCATATAGGTCCATTTTCCCGAGACTTTCGGCCGGAGTACGTTCAAGTAGGACCCACCGGGCGAGAGTACATCAATGTGGATACCAAGGTGGGGGTATTGTGGGCTCGGATGCAGCGTCTGATTCGTGATGTGAAGACTGAAAGGGATGCCCTGCGATCCGAACTAGCCCGGATAGAGGGTAGAATAGGTAGACCGACGAGCTAGGGGCGATCAATGATTGAGGTAGACCCGCAACGAGTGATTCAGCGATTGATACAACGAATCAGTGAACTAGAGATGGAAGTGGCTAAATATGCAGCGGCAGTAGACCAGATGGAGGCAGCGGCAGTAGAACGGCAGCAGCAATCGGGAGATGATTTGGAAGGGAGCAAGAGTGCTGCTGAACAAGAGACTGGCTGATGCC